GCGTCCAGAACACTTTTCTCTTTGCTTCATACAGCAATAACTTACAGTATATACTTATTTGATTGGCTTGTCAACGGCTTAAACAAACTTAAATAATCCAAATATACTACCATCTCGGTTGCTATACGCAAGATAGTTGGCGCTGATGGAGTTGAATGTATTTGACGATCCAAACCAAGCGGCTTCGCGATCTGATTCAGATACTTCTACCCAGTTTCCGGTTCCATCTACTACAACCATTAACCCAGTTTCTATATCCAATTCTCTGTTTAGAACATAGCGTTTGGTCTCACATGATATATTATTTGTCCACCAAGTTTCCTCATTGGGAAACTCAGGCTCGGTTGTACCCGAGTACATTCGTTGCTCGGCTGCAAAGTACAATGTAGTACCGGTTGGATATGTTCCCTTGCGTTCTAATGCGTATACGTCATCAAATGAGCCATTGGCATCTTCTAATAACTCGTATGTTTCCAACCGTGCAAGGCCAAGATTAAATGGCACTATGTTACCATTGTATTTGAGAGGTTGTAAATTTTCACCAACTTTACAGATAAAAAATTCAGGTGCTATTCCTGCACCAGTAATATCAATAGAAGGAATACCAAGTGTGTGGCTGTATCCTCTATGCAATTCTACCGTTGGATTTGCATTTAAATAAGTGTCTTTACGACCATTGACAATTTGCTCACTGAACTTGCCTACCACTGCCCAACAGTTTCTATCAGCGATCCAAGCAAAATTGTAAGTTTCAGTAACTGGTGTTTGAATTGATCCCACAGTAGGGTCTCCACCAATTGAATCTTCTGTTCCAGTGATCACATCAGAAGTGTACCCTATTAACTTTCCGCAGTAGTCGTACACAGGTTCTCGTTGTGCAAAAAATGGATCTTGCGGTGTCAATGCATTAACTGCCAAACTGTATACTTCGGGGCCTAATATAGGTAGCCATGGATTTTCGTTTGTGACACCGGCAACTGATATAGGATAGCTACCTGTTTGTTTTACGCTGGCCACCAGTGTCTGTGCTGTTGCTGTTGCACTCTTTAAATTTGGGGCGTCGGCTGGCGGATAAGGTGGGTTCCATTGCACAGCTGGCTGACCTGCCAGTGTTGGGCCACCACCAGCCACGTATGGTCGACCTGTTGTCAAGTCGTGCTTGTGACGAAAGTCCGGAAACAACTGGCGGTTAATTGACTTGTCAAGTGCTTTGCCAACTCCCTTGAGTCTCTTTTTTAATGCTTCTAATTTGTTGCTTGGAATGTCGCCCATTTTTCCTATGTGCTTGCTTATGCTTCCTAGTATACTGTCTGGGTTGTATCCGCCGCCTAAACCAATACCTCCGTTGCCGTCTAAACAAATACTAGGCTTGGCCAACTTGCCTAAATCTTTTAAGATAGCATCCATCTCTCTAAATTCTGCGTCAATTACTTGCGCAATAACGTCCGGGATCTGCGGCGCTTTTAATGGAATCTTGCATAAGCCATCTAACGCCAATAAACTTTGAACTTCGGCAATGGCTGCATTTACTCGAGCTAATGTTTCTGGAATGCCCGACAATTCTTCGGCTGCTTTGAGTTTATCTTTGATATTGTCTAACTCTGCTTTTAAATCGCCAAGCCCTGCAAGCCCTGCCTCTTCAGCAATTTTATTTAGGTCAAAGTTTATACACAATAACGGACCTTTGAGCATGTTGGCAATGCCGCCAAACAGCAACGCACAAATAATGTCTTTGATGGGTTTGTTTAAAATGCCTTTGGTTGCAACGCTGACGCCGGGAATAACTGGAATATTTGCCATAGTGTGCTACTTATGCCCAACGTAGATCGGCAGGTAGTCCGGCTCCGCTTTTTTGGTGCCAACTTGTAAAGTCTTTGCCGTTGCGGGCAATGCCAATAGCACTGGCTGCGTTTGAACCACCACCATAAGCAACGTGTACCCAATTGCCCTCAAACAACAATTGTGAATATGGCAAGCCACTGCTGGCAATGAATTTAAAAATTCTCTTGGAATCTTCAACTTTGTTTGGGCCCACAATCTGTATGTCGGCTGCTTTACCGTAGCCATGATCGCTTTGTCCTTTACCTGGTCTGAATCCAGAACTTACACTTAGCCCAGGAAACTGAGCTTTGACTTTGTCTAATATGTTTTCACATAGCTTTTGCCAGTTACATGCAACTTCACCAGCAGAGACTGCTCCGCCATTTGGTTTTATGCCCATGTTTGCGTATTTGAAAAGTTTACTACATGGCTTGTCCCATTGTGCGTCTGCATATGTTTTACAGTCGGTTGGATCAAACGGTGGTTGATCTGCTGGGGGATGGTGTTCTTCTTCAGCGCCAGGGCCCATGGTCTTGTTTCTGTCTTCCTTGGCGGCGGCTTCACCTTCGGGTGTATTGGGATAATATATTACCCCACTTTCGGTTGTTAATCGTTTGCCTGCGGCTGGCGTTTTTGCATCACACATGTTAAAATCTCCCAGCTATTTATGGGAGTTTTACGAAATTTAGCCAGGCTGGTAATTTGGGTCTACTTTTGTTGGCATTCCTTCAGCCCATTCAGGTGGATCATATTCAATTTGAGGTTCTCCTCCATCCGTTAGATTGGTTACTCTGACTTTAAACAGGGCAAAGTCATACTCAGCGAAAGAGTATAAATGAGTAGCATATCGCTTGGCGCCGGCTAGCGATTCATCTGCTAAAAGCCCTTCGGCCAACAAGCTTCCGCGGGCCCGTGCTATAGCCCTTCCTCTGTGGCCGCCCAGTACCATTGGTCCATTAGAATATCCATCAAAACTAAGGCCGTTAAAACTAACATAATATCCATACTCCATAAAAGTTTCTTTAAGAAAGTCTTTGACATTTTGTGGCAGGCTCGCGGCAACTTTGTTAAATTCTTCGAAGAAATCCATCAAATATTGATGCGCTTCGACTCTGTTGAACGCAAGTCTAGGGTACGCTTGCATAAATTTATCTTGGGCCGCTCTACGGTTTTTACTGATTTCTAGGTAATAATCAGCCGTGCCGTTCTCGTATTCTGCCAGTAATTCTACACCAGTTGCTGGTTCACTCATACATCATCTCCTAAAAACGGTAATAATTTTTCTTCAGGCAACTTACCATCTTTGGTTATTGCTTCTATAATTTTCTGTGTATACCATGCTTCTCCAATTGCCGGTAGCGCAGAACTGGTCATATAGTTGGTATCCAACACTTTATCTTCAACATTGTTACTTATAGATGCAGATGCATTGTTTAAATCTAAATTGTTGCTGAATGGCAATATTTCTTCTTTGATCTCGGGTACTAGATCTATAATTTTTTGCCTATACCATGCTCCAACAGCGGCCAAAGCAACATTGGATACTTCAGGTGTGGCAATGCCGCTTGCAAGACTTGCAAACATCCTTGCAGATGCTGTTGCAACCACTGGAGGCACGCCGCCTGCAAACGGCAAACTTGGGGGTGCTGCCGGTATGACACCAGAATTTATCATAGTCTGTATTATTTTATCCTCGACAGCCGCTCTAGCACTTGCTGTTGCAGGCAAAGGTATGCTCTTTAAACCAACTGGTCGGTCAAATGGTAATCCTGCCGCTGGTGCCGCTATAAAGGCATTCTCCAATATGGTACTGATCACTGCCGCATTTACTGCCGCAATGGCCGCATTGGAAATATTAGGAGGTGTTATTACTGGAGATGGTATGGGCGTACTGCCCGCGCCAGCATTGCCCAAAGTACTGCTTACAGTACTAAACCCACCATCATTACAAAATACATCCGGGCTACCATCGGCGCGACCATGCCCACATTCATCGGCATCACCTTGCCTGTTAATTGAAATACCCCCAATAAACACTGTAGGGCTACCATTTGCTGTTGCAGTAGGAAGGTGTAGATCATGTCCGATCACGCCGCTGCCGTCAATACTGGCCAATTGACCGTTTACATACACTGTGCCTTGTGCTACACCATCAATGATGCCTCCACCGTCGTTGGCGTCGCCCTGACGATGGACAGCTGGCATTACAGTCTAAATCCTGTTGGAGCAACTTGGATGCCGCTCATTGCTGAACTATACTGGTCAGCCAGTTCCTTATCAGTGTTTGCCATGCATACTACCAAGGCCCTATTAATTTTAAGATTGCGTGTGGTAGCAGGATTTACAGTCATCAAGTACGGTGTAAGTGCAGGGCCACCTTTTGGTCCCACACTCAGTGTAACTGGACGATCAATAGTGTATGACATAGCATCATCATCTTTGTAGGTACCAATTAGTTCTTCACCTGAACTCATTTTCAGAGT